GTGCGTTTTCTGTTTCTGATACATCAACAGTAGCAATAACTGCGAATACTGTAAAGACTGCTAGTTTTGCAATTAGCTCTTCTAGTTCTGTAAGTGTATCTGCAAGACGGGTGGCTATTGGGGCTGAAGCTATATCTAGCTCTAGCTCCATGTCTGCTTCTGCAATTAGAGTTGGAATTGGTGCGGCAAGTATTTCTAGCGCAAGCAGTATGTCTGTTGCGGCTAGACGTGTTGCCATTGGAGCATTAGCGGCAAACGATGCCAGTACATTGGTAGTCAACGGGGTCAGAGTTGCATTTGCGGCAATGACTGTTGCTGATGCTTCAACAATGGTTGTTGGCTCTCAGGTAGTAGCTAACGCTCAGTTCCCGATAGTTGCTTCTAGCAGTCTGGTTATTAATGGACAAAGAAGACAGAGTGCTTCTTTAAGTATTTCTTGCATTTCAAGCATGAGTGTTTCTGGTAACTTAAAATGGTTGCCAGAGAATGATGTATCTGAGAGTTGGACTGCAATTAGCGATATAGACGAGACTTGGACTCCGATTACAGATGGATCTGAAACATGGACTGCAATTGATGATTCAAGTAAATCTTGGACTGCAGTGGCAGATAATAGCGAAACTTGGCAAATAGCCGCATAGAGGTGAAAAAATGGCAGATTCCACAACGACCAACCTAGGACTTACCAAACCAGAAGTTGGTGCTTCTACCGACACATGGGGTACTAAGATTAATACTGACTTAGATACAGTAGATGCTGTATTTAAGGGTGATGGCACTGGTACTAGTGTTGGTCTAAATGTTGGTTCTGGTAAGACATTATCAGTAGCAGGAACACTGGTTGTTACTGGTGCATCTAGCACTATTGATGCGACTGCCATTGGCGCTACAACAGCAGATACTGGTGCGTTTACTACTTTATCGGCTTCTGGTGCTGTAACCCTCTCTGGAGGTACTGCTAACGGAGTGGCGTATTTAAACGGCTCTAAGGTTGTTACAAGCGGTTCTGCGCTGAGTTTTAGTGGTACTACTTTTGCAGTCACAGGGGCTGCTGGAAGTCTTGATATAAACCCAACTTCAGGTTCACCAAACATTACTATCCGAAGTGGAAATACTTTCAGAGGCTACATTGAAGGTAACTCAAGTGGCGGTATGTCATTTGGTTCTGGGTCTTCTGCAACTATCGGCATGGTTTTGGATTCAAGCCAAAACTGTATTTGGTCACCTGCTGGCACAGAACAAATGCGCCTAACCAGCACAGGTCTGGGTATTGGTACAAGTAGTCCTGCTCAGAAACTTCATGTTGAAAACAATGCAAATTCATCTACTTGGATAAAAGTAGCCAACACCAATACTGGTTCTGGTGCAGCGGCTGGTGTTTTATTCACCAACAATGGTGGAGACTTAGGCGCTATTTCTTTGACGAGTTCAGCAAATAGCCCTGCCAATTCTTTGTTCTTGCGCTCATTGTCTACAAACACTTTAACACTTGGCACTAACAACACAGTCAACGCCACCCTCGACTCCTCAGGCAATCTAGGCTTGGGAGTTACTCCTAGTGCTTGGGGTGTATTTAAAGGCTTTGACATAGGTAGCAATGCCGCAATTTCCAATGGTGGCACTTTTGCTATTGCATCAAATGCGTATTACAACGGAACTTCTTGGATTTATAAAAGTACAGCCGTCTCAACGCTTTACCAACAACAAAGCGGTGCTCACCAATGGTACAACGCCCCATCAGGCACAGCAGGAAACGCCATTACCTTTACTCAGGCAATGACTCTGGATGCCGATGGCGATCTTGGTATTGGAAATACGAGCCCTGTGGCAAAGTTAGATGTAATTGGCGGTTTTGCATATGACGGCAATTTTTACCTTACTGCTCAATTTCGTAACGCCGCTACATCAGCCGAAAAAGGAATTTTGTTAGGCTACAACAACGCAGACACTTCTTCAATTATTGCTCCTGCGTATGCAAGCGGCTCTGGTGCTTTGGCTTTTTGGACACAAAATAATGTTACATGGGGCGAACGTATTCGTATAACCGCAGACGGTGGTTTGAGAATTAACGCAACAACAACCATTGGAAACGTAAGTGAAAAACTAACTGTTGTTAGCGATGGTGATACTTCTTTTTATCGTACTACCTCAGGGGGCGGAGGTGGTACTTGTTTCCATATAAACAGAACTGCTTCAACTGGTAATTTCTTGTACTTTACTTATGGAACTGGTTTATCTCCCGTTGGTTCTATAAATACAAATGGTTCAAACACTACATACAGTACATCCTCTGACTACCGCCTAAAGAATTCAATTGCCCCAATGACGGGTGCATTGGCTAAGGTTGCTCAACTTAAGCCCATCACTTACAAATGGAATGCTGATGGCTCTGATGGTGAGGGCTTTATTGCTCACGAACTTCAGGCTGTTGTGCCAGAGTGCGTAGTAGGTGAAAAAGACGCAGTAAATGAAGATGGCTCAATTAAGCCTCAAGGCATCGACACATCATTCTTGGTGGCTACATTAACAGCCGCCATTCAAGAACAACAAGCAATCATTGAATCACTCAAGGCACGTTTGGATGCCGCAAATCTGTAAGGACTGACATGACCATCCTGACACAAGAAGAAGCACACCGCTTGTTTGAGTACAAGGATGGTGCTTTATATTGGAAAGAGCGCCCTAGGTCTGATTTCAAAACTGATCTGTCGTTTAAACAATGGAATCCAAAACACGCGGGGAAAAAAGCGGGGTGTTGGTCTGGTCACCATGTGAGCGTTGGCATCAACAGAATACAACATCCATTAGCAAGAATTATTTTCTTAATGCACTATGGCTATCTTCCCGAAATCGTTGACCATGCTGATTGCAACCCAATGAATAACGACATTGGCAATCTTAGGGCAGCAACTAAAGCAGACAATCAGCGCAATGCTGGTATGTATGCTCACAACACTTCTGGAATTAAAGGTGTTATATGGGACAAAAGAAGTAACAAATGGATAGGTAGAATTAAAGTAAATGGTAAGTGTAAGCATCTTGGAACTTTTAAATCAAAAGAAGATGCTGGAGAATTTGTGCAATTGGCTAGAGAAGAGTTGCATGGCGTTTTTGCAAATCATGGTTTTTAAGGAGAATTAACATGAGCATAGTCTGGACAATCAGTAATCTCGACAGAGATACATCAAACAATTTTGTAACAACTGCACATTGGCAAGCAACTGCTACTGATGGCGATCACACAGCATCAGTTTATGCAACAGTATCGTGGGAAAGCGGTACGCCAGTTATTGCGTACGAAAACCTCACAGAAGCCACAGTCCTTAATTGGGTGTGGGAATCTGTCGACAAAGCAGCGACAGAGGCATCTTTGGCGGCTCAGATTGCTTTGCTGAAGAACCCTGTAAAAGCGTCTGGAACTCCTTGGAGTCAAGCATGAAATTAGAGTTGGAAACAAACGAAGTCCAATTCATCTTGAATGTATTGGGTGAGATGCCAGCTAAGTCTGGTGTATGGCCTCTGATTGTCAAGATCAAAGAACAGGCTGAAGCACAACTTCCTAAAGAGCCATCGGAGTGAATAATGCAAGAAGTTACCCATTCACAAATCTACGAAAGACTGCTTGCAGTTGAAGCCAAAGTAGATACCATTGATAAAAATACCAGTGATCTAGTAGGCGCTATTGAAGCGGCTAAAGGTGCTGTAAAGGTTCTTAACTGGATAGCCTCTATTGCTCAACCAGTTCTATGGGTTGGTGGTTTGATCGTGGCGGCTGGCGCTATTTGGCAAACTTGGATTAAAAAGTAATGTCTAGTCAGAAACAACTAGATGTACCACCAGTTCCTAATTTGGGAACTTCTGGTGTTTCTTACTCTCAAGAAGTACAGAACCAGAATAATGGCACATTGAGGTTGTTTTTCATTAAACTACTTAACGCTGTTCAAGCCTTAACTGCTAGAGTTGGTGGCAAGTACATCAACTTTCCTTATGGTGCGTTTCAAGACTCTACAGACCAAACTGCCGCTAGTACAACTGTTGCCTATGCGATTACATTTAACACAACAGATTTCTCTAATGGTGTAACTTTATCTAATTCTTCAAGATTAAACGTAAGTAACCCAGGTCTTTACAATTTACAGTTTTCCATTCAGTTTAAAAACACCACAAATGATGGTCAGGATGTGGATGTATGGTTTCGCAAGAATGGGACAAACATTGACAACTCAAACAGCAGATTTCACCCTCCACCAAGGAAAAGTTCAGGTGATCCTAGTCATATGATTGCTGCATTGAATTTCTTTGTTGACATGGCTGCTAATGATTACGTTGAGATTGTGTGGAGAACTGCTGACGTTGGTGTATCTATTGAAGCTTTTGGGACTAGCACAAGCCCAACTAGACCCGCAGTTCCTAGCGTTATTGCTACAATGAGCTTTGTTTCTAACCTACCTGATTGACAAAGTATGGCCTACATCCCGCTCCAAATTCCTCCAGGTGTATTCAAGAATGGTACAGAGTATCAGGCTAAAGGACGTTGGAATAGTTCTAACCTAGTTCGTTGGTTTGAAGGCACTATTCGCCCTGTTGGTGGATGGAGAAAGCGCACAGCCACTCAATTAACTGGTAAGGCTAGAGGTCTTCTTAACTGGCGTGACAACTCTAATAACCGAAGAATTGCCATTGGCACACACTCAAAGTTTTATGTTTTGAGTGAAAGCAATACTTTAACAGACATTACTCCTACAGGATTTACTGTTGGTGATGCAGATGCTGTTCAAAAGATTGGTTATGGCTATGGTACTTATGGAAGTTTTGCCTATGGTGTTGCTAGACCTGACTTAGGATCTGTAACACCCGCCACTACATGGTCTATGGATACATGGGGTGAGTATTTAGTTGCTTGCTCATCTAAGGATGGAAAGCTCCTTGAATGGCAGTTAGATACTGGTACAGATGCTGCCGCCATCACAAATGCTCCAACTGGTTGCACTGGTTTGGTTGTCACTCAAGAGCGTTTCTTATTTGCTCTGGGTGCGGGTGGTAATCCTCGTAAAGTTCAATGGTGTGACCAAGAAAACAATACTGTATGGACTCCTGCCGCCACCAACCAAGCGGGTGATTTTGAGCTAACAACTATTGGCTCTTTGCAGTGTTCTAAGCGGATTCGTGGTACTACCATCTTGTTTACAGATGTGGATGTCCATACTGCTACTTACATTGGCCCACCCTTTATTTACAGTTTTGAGCGTGTTGGTACGGGTTGTGGAGTTATCTCTAAACAATCAGTAGCGGCTACTGACAATGCTTGTATTTGGATGTCTGGATCAGGATTCTGGATATACGATGGTTTTGTTAAACCTTTGCCATCAGATGTCTCTGATTTTGTTTTTGGCAATCTGAACACTACCCAAGCCTCTAAGGTTTATTGCGTCCATAACTCAACATTTGGTGAGATTTGGTGGTATTACCCAAGTGTGTCTACCAATGAGGTAGATTCCTATGTGACCTATAACTATCGTGAGAATCATTGGTCTATTGGCACTTTAGATCGTACTTGCGGTACAGACAAAGGTATTTTTAGCAACCCTATTCTGGTTTCCTCAGATGGATATGTCTATGAGCATGAGGTTGGCAACAACTATGATTCCCAGACACTATTTGCTGAGTCAGGACCAATTGAATTAGGTAATGGCGACAGGGTAATGAGTCTTACAGGATTAGTTCCTGATGAGAAGACTGCAGGTGATGTTAGGGCTAGTTTTAGTACTAAGTTCTACCCAAATACCACTAAATACACGCATGGTCCATATACCTTGTCTTCTCCTACATCAGTTCGTTTAACTGGTAGACAGATTGCAGTAAAGATTGAAGGTGTTGCTTTAACTGATTGGCGAGTTGGTGTTATCAGATTTGATGGGAAACCTGGCAGTTTGAGATGATTGACTACGAGAAATATAAAGTAGATGGTGAACTACCACTATGGGCTGTATATTTTAAAAAAGTAGAGAAAATTTTAGAACCTGCTTTAGAATACGATAATACGCATAATATGCAAGATGTAGCCGACTGTATTGACAGTAGTACGATGCAATTATGGACAAGTGATAACAGCGCAGTAGTCACTCAAGTGCAGATATTCCCAAGAATGAGGGTATTGCACATATTTTTAGCGGCAGGTGATCTAGCAGATCTAGAAACTATCACCCCCCGTATTCAGAAGTTCGCTGAAGACATGGGATGCCAAAAAATCACCCTGACAGGACGTAGGGGTTGGTCAAGAACTTTTGTATCTAAATTTAACATGAAGCCAACACATTATTGGCTTTCTACGGAGGTGTAATTATGTCTGGTGGTTCTAGTCAACAAACAGCGCAGCTTGATCCTGCATTGCGTGATGCTTACTTGCAAAATGTGCAAACATCCAGAGATGTTGCAGGAGAATTAGCTCCTCGCCAGTTTGCGGGATACAACCAAGATCAAGCACGTGCAACTCAGTTAACCAGAGATTTTGCTAATCCAAACAATGCCATATTCCAAGGTATTGGTGCTTCATTTGATGTCGCCAACAGAGCGGCAAACTATCAGCCTCAAAATGTTCAAGCACAACAATTTGGTGGCGCTCAAGTAGCTCCATCTGCTATGGCGGCTCAGACAGGCTATAACCCTGCTACGGCTCAATCAGCTTCTGCTGGTCCTGCTACACAAGCACAAGCCACTGGTTATCAGTCTCTTGGTTTTACTGGTCAACAGGCAGGTCCTGCCGCTACCGCTAGGGGTCAAGGCTATACCTCATTAGGATTTACTGGACAACAAGCAGGTCCTTCAGCACAGGCTCTTGCCGCTCAAATGAATAGAGATACTGTTCGTGAAGTTGGTGCGGCAGGTGTTTCTGGTCAACAAGTAGCCTCTACTGCTCTGGGTCAGATTGCTCCACAAGCTCGTCAGAATATTCGTGATGTACAGGCAGGTTCATTCTTAAACCAGAATGTTCAGCAGTACATGAATCCTTATACTGAAGAAGTCACAAATCAATCTTTGAGAGATCTAGAGCGTTCTAGACAATTGCAACAACAACAGACTGCTGCTAGTGCTACTGCGGCTAAAGCCTTTGGTGGTTCACGCCAAGGTGTTGCTGAAGCAGAGACTAATCGAGCCTTTGGTGAGAATGCCGCTCGTTTGGTTGCCCAACAGAACGCTGCCGCTTACCAAGCCGCTCAACAAGCTTCTGAGGCTGATTTGTCTAGAGCTATGCAAGCTCAACAACTTAATCAAGCACAAGATGCCGCCACTACCCAACAGGCTTTGGCTCTGTCTGGTCAGTTTGGTTTGGCTAACCAAGATGCAAGTCTACGTGCGGCATTGGCTAATCAAGGTGTTGATGTCAGTACTGGTCAGGCTAATATGCAAGCTCAACAGCAAGCTAATCTGGCTAACCAAGCGGCTCAAAATCAGATGGCACAATTCAATGTTGGTAACCTCCAACAAGCAGGATTGGCCTCTCAAGCTGCGGCTAATCAGGCGGCTCAGTTTGGCGCTCAAGCAGGTAATGTTGCAGACTTGTCAAACCAAGCGGCACAAAACCAAATGGCTCAATTTAATGCCCAACAGCTTCAGCAAGCAGGTTTGTCAACTCAAGCCGCTGCCAATCAAGCCGCTCAGTTTGGTGCTGGCGCTCAAAACACTATTGCCGCACAGAACGCTGCTGCTCAGAACCAGATGGCTCAGTTCAATGCGGGCAATCAACAAGCAACCAACTTGGCAAACATGGGTGCTTTGAATCAAGCAGGTCAGTTTGGTGCTTCTGCATTTAATCAGGCAGGTTTGGCTAACCAAGCGGCAATCAATGCGGCTAATGCTCAACAAGCAGGTTTGACACAAC